CTGGGGCTCCCGTCCACGAGTCCACCGCGATCACAGGCCGGATACCCTTGCAGACGAGGCCGAGGACGGACGTTGACCGCCCCTTCCAGGAGCCGAGTTCGACGACACACCCTTCCTTGACCCGACTGGCGGCGGTGGCCAAAAGGAGCGCCTGGGGCTCGGAGAGCCACCCTTCGACATCGAGCGCCGGCCGGATGAGCTTCTCGAGGTCCGCGATCCTCTTCATGCCGCCGGGAAGCTGGAAGATGTCGCGGGTGCGGCCGGTGTAACACTTCGCGCCATCCCAGTGCTTGAGGTTGATTCGCGGATCGAGCCATACCTGGCCCCCGATCTGGCGCCAGCGGGCGAAGAACGCGGCATCCTCGCCCCACGGCGGCCTGCCCGGGGCCGCCTGGAACGGGGTGTAGAAGGCGAACCGGTGCGCGTCGTAGGTGTCGAGCGACTCGTACTTGAGGTCCGGAAACGCCTTTGCCATCTTGTCGAGGACCGACTTCGCCATGAGGCAGAAGCCGGCCCCGCCATACTCGATCTCCACGCACCCTGTCTCGGGGTCCTGATTGAGCGGCTTATCCTCCGGGAAACGGACGGTCCACTGGACCTCGTCCTTCTTCTTCCGGTACGTGCCGAGCACGACCTCGTGCTTACGCGCGTCGGCCAGGAGCTGCAGGACCGCCGCCGGCTGCCACTCGATGTCGGCATCGGCCATGAGCAGGTGGCTGAACTGCATCGAGCCGAACGCCGCCGCAATCGTGTCACGTGCGCTCGAGATCAGGGAGTTGTTGGTCACCATGAACAGGAAAGCCGGAATCCCGATCTGCTCGAGGAAGTAGATCGTCCCAGCGAGAGCTCGCGCGTAGCCTGCGGTCACCGTCGCACCGTAGGCCGGGGTTGCGATGAGCACACCCGTGAAGCCCTCGGGCATCTGGATCTCCTGCTTCAGCTCCTGGGTGGTGGGATCGGTGCTGCTCACTTCCGTGCCTGCCGTCCCTCGCGCGCCTGCGCGGCGTTCAGTGCGGCCATGGTGCGGGAATCGGTGGTCTCCTCGATTGAAGGCGCAGGGGCGCCCGGGACCGTGGCGCGGCCCATCGCGACGAGGAGTTTGCCGTCCTGTTCGGACACGTCGATGATCTCGCCGACCTCGACGATGCGGAACGACTCGCCCCTGGGTGTCGCTGTAGTGTTCTGGATGATGTGGACTTTCATCTTCTCCCTCTTTTCTGGGTAGTGAGGGGCGGGGGCCGAAGCCCCCGCCCGCTCGGGTCAGACCATGTACTTCTTGGTGCCGATCACGTTGATGCCGATCAGGAACGACGGCGTGGTCCCCGCCTCCGTGATGGCGATGCGCAGGAACTGCCGGGTCTGGTCGATGTTGAAGGAGATGGACTGGATCGTGCCGCCAGTGGTGGCGACGGTGAGTGCCGCGGCCGAAGCGACGTTCGCGTAGGTCGCACCGGCGGTCGTGGCGTCCTGGAGCTGCAGGGACATCGTCGGCGTGGTGCCCGAGACGACCCCGACGGTCGCGTCGACCCGTCCGATGCCGGTGTGATTCGAGAAGTCCACCCCGGTCGTGTTGGCGGTGACGGTGACGGCGATCGGTGCCAGGAGCTGGACCGAATCGACGCCCGAGTAAACATCGAGTGCCATGGTGCCCTCCAAGTAGAAGCGGGGGCCGTGTGGCCCCCGCTGGGTTCACTGCGTCGTGTTCACTGCCTCTCGCTTACGCCGTGAGGGCGTCCAGCATGGCGGCGAAGGATTCGGGGTGCCGGACCGCAACGTCGAAGTCCTGCAGACCGACGATCCGGAGGCCGCCGGAGGTCGAAAGGCTGTACGGGTCCTTGATGATCTCGAGGGCGCCCCACAACCCGTAGATCAGCTCGTTCCAGTTCCCGAAGATGAGCTCGGAGCAGATGCCGTTCGACGAACCCTTCGTGAGGTTGCTGGGAAGCTGGTTGGTGCAGTACGCCTTGTAGCCGTTGACGGGGAGGTCGGCGGAGCCGGTGGTGTCCCACAGGAAGATCGGGTAGCCGGTCACCTTCGGAGTGACCTTCATCCACCCGCGGCTCGCGGAGTTGACGAAGTACGCCAGTGCGCCAAGGTCGGCGTTCTTGTTCGCGACCGCCGTTTCGAGACCGATGACGTGCGACCACGCGATGGTGGCGCCGCTCGTGCCGCCCACCACCGAGCCGATGCCCGTGGTGAAGGTGATGCCGCGCGGGACGTTGCCCTGGCCGTTGCCGACGAGGGCGTCGTTGTCCATCGCGATCGCCAGCACCTTCGCCATGTCCTGCATGACGAAGTTGTCGATCGAGACGTTGTCCGTCTGGAGCAGCATCTTGCGGGTGATGTCGGACCACGCGCCGATGGTCTTCGGGTTCATGTTGACGATGCCGAGCGTGGCACCGGACACGGTTGGGGAGCCGTCCTCGGCGAGGTGGTACACCGTCGCGCCACCGATCTGCTTCGGGATCTGGACGTCACCGACCAGGCCGGTGAGCATGAGCGCACCGGCCTGCTGGGTGAACGACCGCACGCGCAGCAGTTCGATGAAGTTCTTGGTGAGCAGCTCCGTGTCGACGAGGTAGCCGCCCGTGGTGCCCGTCCCCTTCAGGATGCTGGAGGTCCGCGCCTCGCGACGCTCCATGATCTCGAACGGGACGAAGAACCCGCGGGTCTCCTTGCCGAGTTTCTTGGCGACGGCGTCCGAGCACTCCTTCTCGAACCCATCATCGACGTCCATCTCGGCCAACCGGCGGATCGCGCGCATGATCGAGTACCGCTTGGTCTCCTTCTCGGTCATGCCGATCCGTGGGTCGAGGTCGACGCCCGGAGCCGACTTCGGCTTTGCGGGCTGGTTGAGGGTGTCGGACGCGGAGCGGATGCCCTCGAGCACTTCGATCTGCTCGAGCAGGTCCTTCGCCTTGTCCATGAGGGCGGTGACCTCGGCCCTCTTCTCCTTGGTGAACTCGCCTCCGACCTTGCCAACCTCGTTGACGATCGCGTTGGCCTGGTCGAGGACCTTGCCGCGCGTCTCGCGCAGCTCGAGTACCTTGTCCATGATGTTCTCTCCTTTAGAGTTGTTTTGCGATCTCGATCGCCAGCCGCGCCGCTTCGAGGCCCGCCTCGGAGGTTGCGTCGGACGACTCGGCCTGGGAGCCTGCTCTCTGGTCGAGTTCGAGGTGCTCGCGGTAGACGTCGGCCTCGGAACGGAGACCAACGGAAGTTGACGGGTATGCCGGGAAGACGACCGGCGAGACGTCGAATACATTGAGGTCGAGGAGTTCACGGAGGCTCGGCTCGCCGTTGGTCCAGCGCTCGCCGCCCTCCTCGGCCGGTTCGAAGGCGAAGGACATCTCGCGGACGTCCCCGCGGCCGATGCTCACGGCCAGATCTTTGGCCGCCGAAGTGTCCGGAAGGTCCAGGTCGAAGGCGAGGCCGCGGTTGTCCTGCGACAGGCGTAGCGTCCCGGCCTTGGTGCGGCCGAGCGGCAGCGGCGATCCGTCACCGTGCTGGTACCACGCGACGACGTCCTGGCCCTCCAGCAGAGCGCGGGTGAACGCGCCGGGCCGAATGACTTCGCGGAAGCTGCCGAACATGGTCCGGATGTTGGTTTCGGAGTTGAAGACCGCCGCGTAACCGGAGAGTTTCCGCGCGCCGCCCTCAAGGGTCTCGGCGCGGAACTCCGTCACCGATCGACGCTCCAGGAACGGCGTCGGCGCCGATTTGAGCTCCGGCGCATCCTTCCCGGCGTCCTTCAGGTGCGCGGCGAGGTGCCGGTAGACGCCCTCTCGGTCGGCAGACGGGATCGTGGTGCCAGTGCGGCCTCCGTTGAGGATTGCGATGCCACTGGAGCAGGCCACGGTGTTCGCCGCGCCGACCGTACCGTCGCTCGAGACCTCGTGGTGAATGAACTTGTACGCCGCCTTGGTGGTTGCGTCGGCTTCCGGGTCCTGCCAGGCGAAGGCCTTCCGGTAGTAGGCCTCTGACTCGCCTTCCTTGAGGTTCGCCTTCGCCGCCGGGCCGTCCCACGCGACATCGGTGGTCGCGGTCTTGTGCGGTGCGATTGCCTTACGCTGTTCCATGGCCGTTGCTCCCTGGCCGCCACCCGGCGGCCGCGATCGGCGCAAGTTGCGCCTCCGCGTACTCGCGGTGCTCCCGTAGACGCTCCTCGAGGATCTCGAGGGCGACTTCCTTCTGGCCTGCTCTGAGTGCCTTGTTGATGTCCGCGGCGACCTGTTGGCCGGTGCGCCGGGTGATCCGCTCCCAGGCGGCGTCGAGCAGCGGCCGGAAGTCGCCCCGTGCTGCCGGCGCGTCGCTCTGCACCGGCTGCTCCGGCGCCACAGGTGCCCCAGCCGGCGCGAAGTTGATCGGGTTGAGGTACGCCTGGCCGGCGTCTCCGCCAACGGGGTTGAGGTTCTCGAGCTCGCGGATCTCGTCGGCGTTCAGCCAGCCCCACTGCCGGGCAATGGCGTAGGCGTCATAGCGGTCCTTCAGGACGCCCCGCATGAGGGCGTCGAAGTTGAACTGCACAAAGTGGTTTGATTCGCTCGGAAGGAAGAGCTTCTGTTGGATCGTCTCTTCCCACCGGACGGCCCACGGCCGCATGCAGAACATGACGAACGCCTGGTTGAAGGACTCGACGCCGGTACCCCAGGAGGTCGTCTTCTCGTGCTCCTGGATGAGGTGCAGTGGAACGCGGAAGACGCGAGCGACGTCGGCGATCTGGAACTGCCGTAGTTCCTGGAGTTGGGCATCGACGAGCTTCATGCCCGTCTCTTTCCACTGCATCCCCTCTTCCAGAACCATGACGCGCCAGGCGTTGTCGAGACCGCCGTGGCGACTCTTGATGTCGTTGGCAATCCGCTTTGCGGCCTCCTCGGAGAGTTTCCCGGGGTGCTGCGCGATACCGCTCATCTGGACGCCGTTCGAGAAGAATTTCGAGGTGAACTCCTCGGCGGCCAGCGACAGGCCGATGCTTTCTGCCGCCAGACGAATCGGAGACTTGCCGAGGAACCCGTCGAACCCGAGCGCCGGGATGTGCAGGATGTTCCGGGCTGGCATGACGGTCTCGTTCTGGTTCCAGGTAATTACGGTGTAGAGCAGCCCTTCCTTGTCATCGAGCATGACCAGCGGGACGCGAAGCGGCGGGATCGGCCAGAGTTCCACCGGCCTCCCGCGGCCATCACGCACGATCTCCGCGTAGGCGTTCCCCCAGATCAGGGCGTGCGCCATCATGGTTTCCTTGAACGTGAACGGAGTCATGAGCGGGTTCGGCCGGTTGTGAATCAGTTGGTGGACCGCGTGCTCCGGAGTCTTGATCTTTCCGGTCGGTGTTTGGACGTAGGCCGCCGCCGGCAGACTGGCGAGCGTCTCGGCGATGACTTTGACGCACGCCAGGACCGCGGTGCACTTCAGGGCGGTGTTCTCGGTGACGACCGGCCCGGCGGACGACGAGAGGTGAAGCTGGTCCCAGAGCGCCGGCGAAACGGTCTTGAGGCCGGAGAGGAACGTCCGCCGTTCCGCGAAGTCGGCCACGGTGCGAGCGAGGTGACCCATCAGCTCCGCTCCAATGCGGCGCCCTGCCACAGGAGCAGGACACCCGCGACGATGAGGCCGGCTGGGCGGGCGAGCAGCCACGCGCCGACGGTCAGGCACACCATCCCCGCGCCGGCCGCGAGGTCGGCAGCGATAGACTTGGTTTTGCTCACGTCAGAAGACCCTGATGCCTTGCGATTCGTAGATGCTCTTGACACCGATTCCGGGATCGGCCATCAGGCAGGACATCCCGAGGAGGGTCGCAACCACGGCGTCGATCCTGGCGCGGGCCGAGGTCTTCACCAGCCGCTTCAGTTCCCCGGTCGAGGTCTTGGTCATGGCGTTCATCACGCACCAGCGGAGGAGCGGATTGCCGTCGTGGCGGAGTTTCCGGGACAGGACCAGGTCCTCGAGGCGCATGATCGGGCCGGTCATGTTGACGGGGCCCTGCGGGACCTCGACCATCGGAACTCCGGCATCCACCAGGCGTGGCGCCACCGAGTACGACAGCGCGCGGTCGTAGCCAACCTCTCTGACTGCATAGGTTTTGCACAGTTCCGAGAGATCATCCTCGATGTACCGGTAGTCGGTGAGGTTTCCCGGGGTCACCCGCAGCCAACCCTCGCGCACCCATTGCGGGTACGGGGCCCGGTCGATGTCCGACCGCCGCGCGAGGTTGT